CAGTCTGAATACTGGCAGTCTGGTAACAAATTATGGCTGGCTGAGTTTGTCGCTCCCTTTGGTCATGTATCATTTATTGTAAAAGATACAGTACGATATTTTAATAAGGAACATGGAATTGGAACTGGATATTGGTATAGACCCACTAAACAGAAAAAAGGACTTATTGGGCCAGATAAACACCTGGCATAATCCTTTATACTGCTCAATGGGTGACGGCGGCGGTGGCGGCGGCGGTGGCGGCGGTGATGATGATTCATCTGTTGGTGACGATCCAAGTGGACCAGGTGATGATGGCGTAGGACCAGGTGATGGGCCAGGAGATGATGGCGGCAATGATAACGAAGGGCCAGATCCAGGTGATGGCGCTGAAGAAGATGATTCCACAGTAGGAGATGATCCTAGTGGGCCTGGAGATGATGGCGTAGGACCAGGTGATGGTCCTGGTGGAGATCCAGGCGGCGGTGGCGGTGGCTCAGATGTTGGCGGTGGACCAGAAGGACCAGGGCAACCAGGCTCAAATCCAGATGATGATGGAACTGACCAAGATGAAGGCATAGATGAAGATGAATCTATAGTTGGTGATGATCCAGCTACAGAAGAACCAGATCCAGGCGGCGGCGTTGATGTAGGGCCAGATCCAACACCAGATGATCCTGGCCCTGGCGGTGATCCCAATGCTGGTGACGGCGGCATGGACATTGGCGGTGAACCTGGAGGAGATCCAGGTGGCGGCGGTGGCGGCATGGATATTGGAACAACACCAGATGATGGTGATGATGATGGTGGTAATGACAATGACGATCCTTATGTACCTCCAGGCGGCGGCGTAACAGATCCAGCTCCTACAGATCCAGCAAGTGGCGGTGGGAATGTGAGAGATGTTGTTAGAGCTGGTGACGAGGAAGAAGAAGAAGATAGAAAGCGTGGCCGATCTAAAGGCACAATATTAACATCAGCACAAGGCATTGTTGGTGGTGCGCCTATTCGTAGAAAAACTTTGTTAGGATTATAAATGGCTTCAGATGATTTAGCACGATTACTCAATGAACGATTTGGTAGTTTGGCTGCACAAAGAGTTACATGGGAATCTCATTGGCAAGAAATAGCTGACTATGTTGTTCCCAGAAAAGCTGATATTACCAAAACGAGAAGTCCTGGTGATAAAAGATCAGAGCTTATTTTTGATGGTACAGCGATTCATGCAGCAGAACTTATGTCGGCTTCTTTGCATGGGATGCTTACTAATCCTAGCACTAAATGGTTTAGTCTTAGGTTTGGTGATATAATACTTGATGGCAATGATGAAGCTAGAGAATGGCTTGAAAGCGTTGAAGATGTTATGTATCAAGAGTTTGCAAGTTCTAATTTTCAAGAACAAATACACGAATTATACCATGATCTAATTACATTTGGTACTGGGATTATGTTTGTTGAAGGTGACGAAGAACAAACACCTAGTTCACTACGTTTTAGCACAAGGCATATTGGCGAATGTTACGTTTCAGAAAATGAATATGGTCGTGTTGATACAGTATTTCGTAAGTTTAAAATCCCAGTTAGGGCAGCTATAAGTCGCTTTGGTTCAGATACAATATCTGAAAAGTTAGTAAAGCAAGGTGAGCGTGACCCTTATTCTTTAATTGATTTAGTTCATGCAGTTTATCCTAGAGATAGTTTTGATGTAACTAGAGTTGATGCGGTTAATAAACCATTTGCTTCTGTGTATTATGATGCGGATCAAAAAACAGTTTTGTCTGAAAGCGGATTTGATGAATTTCCTTATCTTGCTCCACGATATTTAAAAGCAAGCTATGAAATTGGTTATGGCCGATCTCCAGCTATGACAGCTCTTGCTGATATTAAAATGCTTAACAAAATGAGTGAAGTAACTATTAGGGCCGCTCAAAAACAAGTTGATCCTCCACTTCTTGTTCCAGATGATGGTTTTATTCTCCCCATAAGAACTGTACCTGGCGGCCTTAATTTTTATAGATCTGGTACAAGAGATAGAATAGAGCCATTAAATATTGGCGCTAATAATCCATTAGGTTTAAATATGGAAGAACAGCGTAGAAAAGCTATCCAATCGGCTTTCTACGTTGACCAGTTAATCCTTGGTCAAGGTCCTCAGATGACAGCAACAGAAGTTGTGCAAAGAACTGAGGAGAAGATGAGGTTGCTTGGGCCAGTATTAGGCAGACTTCAAGCTGAATTACTACAACCATTAATAACAAGAGTTTATAATATTTTAGAGCGTAAACAATTTTTTAGAGTTGCTCCAGAATTTATACAAAATAATGACATCAGTATTGAATACGTTTCTCCTTTAGCTAAAGCGCAGCGTATGGGAGATGTTCAATCTGCTATGAGATTATTTGAATTGCTTGGTCCAGTAGCGCAGATTGATAGAGGTATTATGGATTACGTTGATAGTGATGGACTCACCAAACATATGATACGAGCCTTATCCGTTCCAGCTTCTGCTGTTCGTGGTGATGAAGAAGTGGCGGCTATTAGGCAGCAAAGACAAGCACGACAAGAGGAACAAAGAGAATTAGCACAAGCTCAACAAGTAGCGGAAGCCGCTGGTAGCGCTGCACCAGCATTAAAAGCCGCACAAGGTTTAGGTGTTGTCTAATGAAAATGGATGATTTGAGAGCTTCATACAAGTTAATTTTAAGTTCTAAAGATGGCGAAACTGTAATTAAAGATATGGAAGCTCGTTTTCATATTCATGGATCAACGTATTCAGTCGATCCAACCGAAACAGCCTACAGAGAAGGGCAGCGAACTGTAGTGCTTTTTTTAAAATCAATGCTGCAAGAACCTAAAACAAGAGAGGATATGGTAGAAACATGAGTGAAGAAGCACAGATAGCGGAAGCTCCAGTAGATGCTGGACAAGCTCCGTCTGCGCAGCCAGTACAGAATGATTGGCGCTCAGATATTCCAGAAGATATTAGAAGTCATAAATCTTTAGAAACAATCCAAGACGTAGGATCACTAGCTAAGTCTTATGTTAACGCTCAATCTATGATTGGTGCTGACAAGGTGGTTAAGCCTGGTAAGTTTGCCACTTCAGATGATTGGAACAGTTTTTATGACAAAGTTGGTAGGCCAGCAACAGCTGAAGATTATCAATTAGAAAATAAATTACCAGAAGGCCAAGCTGAAAATGGCGATATGGTTAATTGGTTTAAAAACACAGCTCATAAAGTTGGGTTATTACCTCACCAGGCTCAAGCTTTGTTGAATGAATACAATGAATTTAATGGAAGCCAGGTAACACAGACCGCTGGTGTTACAGAAGATCAAATAAACCAAGTGGCTTTAGACCTTAAAAAAGAATATGGCCAGGCTTTTGACGATAGAATGGCTGTTGGAAAGGGTGTTTTAGAAAATTTTAGCTCTATTCCAGTAGATGAATTTGAAGATTTAACGCTTAGTGATGGAATGAAACTAGGCGATCATCCAGCAATCATAAAAACAATGGTGAATATAGGCCAGTTTATGAGAGAAAAAATGGGTGAAGATACTTTGGCTGGCGTAAAGACAAGCGGAGGTTTGTCACCAAATGAAGCGTCTGAGAAATTAAGTGAATTAACCGCTCCTAACACACCTTATTGGGATGCTAAACATCCGCAACATAGTTTCTTTGTGGATGAAGCCATGAGATATAGGGAGATGGGTTAATGGATGAAAACGAATTTAGGCTCGAAGTTTTAAGAATGGTTTTAGAAACTGGATCTGGCAGAATAATAGATGATCCTCTTGAACGAGCTGACAAGTATTTGCAATGGTGTAATCAAGGAGAGAAACCAAATGGTCCTTCTAAAAAAAGCACTAGCAAAGTAGTCGAGATAAGCAGTAGCCCTCGCAAAAAATAATCAAACTTACGTCTGGATTCCCCAGGTAGCGTTATCATTTTAATTTTACATAAGGAGCTTGTGTTATGAGTACACAAATCACAACAGCTTTTGTAAATCAGTTTAGTTCTAACGTACAACTTTTATCGCAGCAAAAATCAAGTTTGCTTCGTGGAGCTGTGTCTGAAGAATCTGTAACTGGTGAGAAAGCATTTTTCGACCAAGTGGGCAGCAGCGCTGCTATCAAAAGAACCAGCAGACACGCTGATACAATGATCCAAGACACACCACACTCAAGACGTATGGTGACAATGGACACATATGAATGGGCAGATCTTATAGATGATGCTGATAAAGTTCGTATGTTAATTGATCCTACATCAACTTATGCTCAAGCGGCTTCTGCTGCAATGGGTAGAGCTATGGATGATACAATTATCTTAGCGGCTACTGGTGCATCATTAACTGGTTCTAGTGGAGCAACTTCAACAGACATGATTTCTGGCAATATTATTGCTCATGGATCTGCTGATTTAACAATAGCAAAATTGATTGCGGCAAAAAGAATCTTAGATAATGGCTCAGTCGATCCATCTATCACAAGATATATTGCTGTAGCTCCAGCGCAAGTTGAAGCTTTACTTGGTACAACCCAGGTAACATCAAGCGATTTTTCTAACATTAAAGCGCTTGTTCAAGGTGAAGTTGAT